AATCCTCCGGAAACAATGTCAACTGATTCAAAGGTATCTCTTTTGACATCTCTTATATCTCCCAAAATAGGCACATTGGGCCAGTGTTTTCGTAATACTTTTTGACAAAATGCATCTTTTTCTACAAATCCTATTGTTTCTATATTATTATATTCTGCACCTAAACTAAAGCCACCAATACCAGAAAAAAGGTCAAGCAGTTTCATTTATTTTTTGAAACACATTCTTGTTTATATTTTGTATATCCAAATACAGTTAACGATGGGTTCTCTGGATCTGCTTTTGACCATCCCTTATCCACCCATATACAAGTGTATTGTCGCTCATTATTTTTTTTCTGGACAAAAAAATCTGCATTACTCCAAGTGTACAGATTAATCACTAGTCCTACTATTAATGTTTCCATTGTTACTCCTTATCTTTTACTTGATCCCATTTATCCAATTTATATTTTTTAAACCATATGGATGGCTTATTACATTTTGCTGCCCTAAATTGTCTCAATGGGTATTTTTCTTCATAGTGCTCCACTAACTCAAAGACAGACTTTCCACAATCTGTCACCCAATGTTGTGGATAATGTTTCAT